AAGCGCATGCACGCCGCGTTTCATAGCGCAAGCGGCAACTGCTTGAACTGCTGGCCGCGAAGCCATATGGTGAGGTACTGAAACGCGGTCGCATTTGCGATTTCGCGCTCCCGCTCATCTAGCAGTTTGAATCCGGCACGAAACGCCGATGGCACTCCGGTATCAATGCACATCGACGCCTGTCCCAGCCATGCGACGCGGTTGATCCCATCGTTTGACAGGAAGTGCTCGCAGGAGAATGTCCACTCGGACAGCACTTTGGCAAGCGCGGCCTTGAACCTGTCCGTGTCGCTCAGAAACTCCGCATACGCGCGCAGAGCGGCTTCAGGCGACATTGGCGCAGGCGGCGACGTGCCGTACAGCCCGGCGCGGAAGCACTCCCATCGCTGCCACGGATGCCATATGCGCGTCATGCGGCCTCGGCCTCGGCTTCCCAACTGTCGGAGAAGTCGCGATTCGCGAACAGAGCGGCAACGCCCGTAATCTGCTTGAGGCGCAAAAGCTCGTCGGCGCTCATGCCGATGTGCTGGCAAATCCATCGGTCACCCTTGCCCATTTCGACTAGCTCCGCGACGATCACGCTCATAAGCTCGATATTGTGCGTGCCGCGGGCGCGATTGTGACGGATCGTGCTCGCCATGCGGTCGCCTAGCTCCTTGTCTATCACGACCACTGGCAGCATTCCGCGCTCGCGCTCCCTGATCCGCTCGCTGTTCTTGATCGTCAGGAAGCGATGGAATCCGTCCACGACGATGTATAGGTCGTTCGCCGCGTCGTAGTAGGTCACGATGGGCTGCGTGTACCCATCCTCCCATATCGACGTTTCCAAGAGCGCCATTTCGGGAGGGGCCACCGCATTCGGGTTGTAGTCGTTCGCGCGCACCTTATCGAGCGGCACGGCGCGCACGTTGTACACCGGGGATACGAACTCGCTCATGCGAACGTACCGAACGCGGCAACGCAGTCGTAGGAGCCGTCCTCGCCGTGCACCTCGGTGCCGATGCATGGCGGGTTGAAAATAGAAATCAGCACCACGTCCTCGATTGCCTCGAATGTGTGGTCGTCGTGCTTGTCGAGCGCATAGAGCATGTCCGGCTCGATCCTGTATTCCGCCTTCGTGCGCAGATCGCGCAAGATACCGCGCCCGCTCACGCAGTAGCAGGCTTCGACGTGCTTCAGGTAGTGCCAATGCTGCGGCCCCATGCCCGCGGGTATCGACGTGCGATGCACGGAGAATCCCATTCCATCGGCGGCGAGCAAATAGCGCTTGCTCATGAATCCGCCGCGCGGGCATACGATCTCAAGAGCCTGTTCCCTGTTGATGACTTTCATATGCGCTTGTATTTCTCCATGATGTAGCGTTGACGTTCGGCCTGCTCCTTGGTGGGCGCAAGCCCCATGTACTTGCAAGTGTGATCGTTCTTGAGAATCGTCACGGCAAAGCGCTTCCACGAAGTAACTTCGCTGTTGTGCACGCTGAGCATATCCAAGTGATCCGGCACGCTCTTGATGCACACGCGCTGCTTGTCCTTGTTGCCGTGCGCCGTAGCCCCGTTCAGCACGAAGCGCACGCCGTTCGACCTCAACTCCGCTATTGTTTCCTCCGACAATCCGCGCCCCGTGCGCCCCCAATAGCGGAGCGATTGCACGAAGCGCCGCTTAAAATTTTCCGCCACCTCTTTCGGCAACGTGGAGAGCAGGAACTTTACAAACGACTTCCACGTATGGCCGGGCGGTAACTGGAAGCTCTTGTACCCAAGCTGCTTGCCGTACGTGGCGATGAAGTTTGCGCCCTGCACGCGAGCGCACAAACGCGCCCAGGTATGCGGGTCGATCACGCGGTACATGCCGAGGCTCGACTTCGATTCGCTCATGAAGGGCGACGCAACGCGCATCTTGTGCACCGGCACGCCAGCCTTGTAGAAGATGTCGTAGAGTTTGTTGTACTCCCACTCGAAGCGCGCGTTAGCAGTCCATATGTCCTCGGTGCGCCAATCGTAGAGCGGGTAGACGTTGTAGACGTGATCCGTGTTCTTTTTTGTCCACATCTGCCCGCCGAGGGTTTCTTTCCGGTCGTTCATGATCGCCCGGAATCGGTTAAGGCTTTCCGCCGCGCGTATACCGATCATGCACGCGGTACGCTCGCCCTGACCGTACCAGTCGCCGAATTTGTCCCAAAACTCGTCGTATGCCATGTCCTCGCGGAAGAAATCGAAGCGATGGTTTTTCAGGTCTACGATGTAGTCGTACTGCGGCAGCGGCCTGATCCAACGCTCCTTGTCGCGCTCGCCCCAGCATTGCCACTCGACCGCATAGGCGCTCACTGTGCACGGCAGCGTGATCGGCAGGCAGCACCAATAGATGTCGAGCAAGTCTCGATTCTTGCCGAGAATAGAGTGCATGAATTCGAGCGACAGGTCGTAATTCGCTTCGTTGTCCAAGATCATCACGCCGATCTTCTGTGTGATACCTCGGGAGCGCATGAAAGCGAGCGTCGCATTGATCATCACGCCGCTATCCTTGCCGCCTGAGAAAGACAGGTAGATGCGCTGGAAGTTTGCGAAAATGAATTCAAGCCGCCGCGTGAGCGCGTCGTAAACGTTCAGCGACTTGTTATAGACGCGACGTACGGACCCCATGCCATCGTCTAGAAGCTCCGGCGCGTCCGACATATCGCTCATTCCTCGACCATCCTGTAAGCCGCCCACGCCTTTTTCCCAACGCGCACGGTACGCGAAGTAATGACATGCCCTCTCGCCCGCAGATCGAATATCCGCGCGCCGAGCCGCATGATGCCGAACATTCTCAGCGCGCTCATCGGGTCAATCTCCCGTCCGGTGCGCAGGTAGTCGAGCACGTTATCCTCCTGAGAGCGCAGCGCGGGGTCGAGCAGGGGCGCGTTCATGCTTGCACGCGGTCCGCAAGTTTGCCCAGCTTGCGTTTCAGCATCGCAACTGCATCGTCAAAGTCTGATTGCTCCATCTCATCGGCATGCCGAACTTCAGCCGTGCGCAGGATCGTCGCATACGCGGTTCCTGTCGCCTTGCACAACTCGAGCAGCGTGTCCGAGCGCGTAACTGGTCCGGGCGCAGAGGAGGGATCAGGGGATGGAACCTGCCCGGTGCTCGCGCTACCGGGACTCTGCGCTGCCGGATTCGTTGCGCCAGCCGCCCATGCGGCCAACTTGCGTCCAAGTGTTTCGTCTAGCTGCTTGTCGAATGACACCATCGCGTCGAAAGGCTCGCGCATTTCGGACAGCTTGGCGTCCGGGATTCCTTTCGAGTGCGGCGGCAGCATGAGCGTAAAGATCGTCTCGAATGCGATGCGCTCCGAGCCAATCGGTTGCCAGCCAAGGTCAATCGGTTGCTGGCCCTTGACGATCTTGATTTTCTCTTTGGCCCGGAAGCACAGAATCGTCGGGCAGTTGAGCGAGAGCATCGCGTAGATGAACTGGTTTTCCTCGGCCTTGGGGCGAATCCACGCGGCCATGTTGACGCGCTCGCGCTTCGCGTAGTCGGTGCCTGCCATGCGCGTTACCTCGGCGTCGTGCGCTTCCAGCATGCCTCCTGGCCCATCGTGGGCGTGACTAACGCTGTCGATGATCAGCACGGCAGGCTTGATCTTCTGCACTTCCTGCAATGCTTCCGTGTACGCCTTGTAGGAGAAAGGCGCGGTCAGGTCGCACGCAAGGTAGCCGAACTTGTCGGCGTACTGGTGTCCGCGCGCCCCTTCGCAGTTCAGCATGGCGATGCTGCCGCCGTTCGCCAAGCCTTGCGCGAGTCGATGCGCCGAGTAAGTTTTCCCTGATTTTGTCGGCCCTGCGATCCCGATGATCAGCGGCGTATTCACGCGCACCGCGGGACGGAAAGAATAGGTCATGCTGCCTCCTTGATTGCTTCGGCCTCTGCCTGCGTAATCTGCCACGCAGCGGCCTCGCAGTAGTGGATTCGATTGTCATACCCCGGCCACTCGCCGGACGCCATGCAGCGCTGCCACACGCTGATTGCGCGCTCGATCCGCATGTCGGCTATCTCTTCCATTGACGGGGCCAGCGCGTGCCAGCTACAAGCGTATGGCGCGTCCGTCTCCTGGGCGAGAAAGAGGAAGATCGACGATTGACCCAAGCACTTGTATTGCTCGGCGGTCGCTGCTTTCCATCCGCGTTGATAGAACCGCGCCTGAATGTCGTAGCCGAATCGTGCAATCTGGCGACTGAATACCTCCGGCGATGCGTCTCCGGTAGATTTGTAGTCCGCGAGTACGGCCATATCGTTGTGCGTCGACTGAGCAACGCGGTCGATCTTCGCCATGCAAAGCGTCGGGCCTTCCTGCCAGCGGATTTTTTGCTCTGACATTCCGAGTTTCATCAACTGCGGATACTCCGACGCCTCGACGAACTTGTGCGCCGCCTGAACCATCTTGCGGACGGTTGCCAGTTTGCGCGCGAGGATCGCTGTTTTGCGTTCGGCACGCGCCTGCTCGCGCAATTCCTTCGCCGCCTTGGTGCGCCAGTCGTCGGCCTCTACCACGATCAGGTTCGCTTCGCTGCCTTCAAGAAACAGGCCATGCGCGGCTTTGCCGTAGTCGAACTCATCCTTTTCCACCGGCTTGTAATTCGGGTTGAGCAATGGATGGACTTCCCACGCATGTCGCGGAGACTGCGTTGCGAGCACCTTCACAATGCTCGACGACAGCGCGGGCGTGCGCTCCTCGGAGTGGTACTCCTGATAGTCGCTCATGCCGCCGCCCTCTTGCGCGTCTTTGCGAACCGCGTGCGCTGGCACCGGACGCAGATACGGTTGTACTCAAGCACGCTGTACTGTGGATTGATGACGCGCTTCTCCTTGTGTCCGAGCAGCTTGCAGATCAGCGCGCGGATCATTCGTTGACCTTTGCGGCCATCTTCTCCGCGGTCCGGTTGATAATGTCGCCCATCATTTCCGCGCCCTCAAGACGACCGTTCGAAACGCCGAGACGGTACACGCGCTCCAAGGCGTCAGCGATTGCCTGCTTGTCGGCGTGGCTCAGATAGACCACGGTTACCGCCACGCGGATTACGCCTTGCGCTGTTACCGGGATGTCGCCAGGTAGTTCGATGTCATTCATTGCGTTTCCCTCGTTCATGCGATGTGCAGCACGAAAAACGCCAGCACGATGCCGCAGATTGCCGCAATAGCGGCCAGCACTTCGATGCGCGGCTTTTCCTCTCGCGCTTGCAGCCATGCGTCCACGTTTCGCAGTAGATCGTTGTCCTCGGGATGGGTCACGACAACTCCTCGCAAAACTCGCAGTCCTGACACCGCTTGACCGGCACAGTGCCATGCTCGTACTCAAGATCGCACGTTCCGCCGCAGTCGGGGCAGGACCAGAATTCGACCTCGGCGCCTTCTGCTTTGATGTCGGCTGTGTAGTTCATCGTCTCTCCCTTTACTTTGTGCGCCATACGCGCGTGCCGCCATCGCACTTGCGCGTCGCGTAGTTGCCTGCTCCGAGCGCGTAGAGCGCAAGCTGGCGAACGTCTGCGGTCGCGCTGTGCGGGACTACGACCGACTCGCCTCGCTTGAGGGCGCGCAATTGGGCGGACACGCCGCCGTTATTCCCACCCTTGCGCGTTACCTTCACCCCGCGTTCGATCTTGAGCATATGCGTAATGTATTTTACACACCTTTCACTTGTCAAGAGATTTCGCTAACTTTCGATTGTGCGGTGCGGAACGGGCTAGAAGTCATCCTCTCCCGGCACCCTCTCGGCCTCGGCGTGAAGCTTGGCGAGAGCCTGCTCTGCAATCTCCTTGGCGATATAGGCGCGAGGATTGGCCTGTACGCTGCGCCAATGCTCGATCATGCGCTCCCTGTTCCAGGGGTTGCCGATCTTCTCGGTCACTTCATTGGTGTGCCGAAGATGGTCCTTGGTCGTGCGCAAGCTACGCTCCGCCGCATACTCACGGGCGGCTTCCTGATATTCGTGATCGTAGTGATAGCGGCAAACGCTCAAGCCGCGGCGTAGCACCATTGACTCCTGCCTGCATCCCTCAATCTCACATGTAACGCGTGGGCCGAGTGGCTTCAGAATAGGCTGGCGCTTGTCATCGCGTGGAGGTTTATCTTCTGCGAACGGATCGCGTCTGCGGCTCATGCGGGCTTGTCCTGTTCTCGCGCGATCCAGCTAACTACAAACTTCTTCACTCCGCGCGCAGTCTTGACCTTCGTTGGATTTGCGATGCACCAGCCGCGTATCTCGCGCAACGTCTGCGGCACATCGACCGCTGGATACAGGCGCGTCAACTCGGCGACGAATGTTTGCGTTGCCGAAAACTCCCCGCCGATGATCGGGATTCTCTCCATAATTGGCGAGGCGTCGCGCGGCTCATCTGGATGCGCTGCCCCGTTGCCTTTCGCTCTTTTCTTTGCCGCGCGGGCTTCTGCGCTTGCTTTGCCTGCTTTCGATTGATGCGCCACGAAATCCGACAGCCGCGCTAGCTCGCGTTCGATCCGATTGTGCAGCACACGCTCGCCCTCGATGTGGAAGTAGCGCGCGATGATTGAATCGACGATGGAGCGGTCTGCATCGCTGCGGCAGCTACGGTAAATCTCGCTCGCTTTCAAGCATCCCTGCCAGTAGTAGCGGAACATGAGCGTGCAGTACGCGCCGTGCTCGGCGAGCGATAGGTCTGGCGTGTCAAGGAGATAATCCGCGACGTACAAATCGAAGTACGAAAGGCGCTCAACTGTTCGCATTCGCCGCGCCGTTTTTGGTATTTTCGGCGAGCCAGCGCGTCACTTCCTCGCGCCGGTATCTGCATTGCCCCTCGACCTCGATCCAGGCCGGACCCCTGTTTTCCGCCCGCCATCGCGCAAGCGTTACTGCATGGACTTGGAGCAAGTCAGCAACTTGCTGCGGCTTCAAAAGCGCGTCATCTAGCATAGTCTGTGCCCATTTCCGGCAATGTTATCGAATGCTGCAAAAAAGGCAAGCGGGTAGCCTAATGCACTCAACGCCGGTTCAACATACGTTCAACCAGTGTTCAACCGCCGTTCAACGGTGGTTCAACCGAATCCAACCTGAAGTGGAATTACCATTACCACCGAACTACCACCGAACTATCTTCTTGCTGCGCGCCGTCGCTTCGCGCGGCTTGCACGAATTCTGAAACCGTCCTACATTTCGCCCTCATGCAACCTCGCGGACCTGATCGTAGGTCTGGCTCAAATCGGAGAGCTACGATGCACTCTGGCAGTACCGACCGTCGCAAAGCAGATCGCCGCACCCAGCAGCAAGTCGCCCTACACGCCGCATGAATTTCCGCCCACTGCGCGATCACATCCTCGTCGAACCGCTCGAGCGCGAGCACTCCAGCACTCTCGCCGTCATCTCCCACGAAAAGCACGCCCGCGGAATCGTCATCGCTGTCGGCCCCGGTAAGCGCGATAAACGCGGACGCATTCAACCTCTCGACGCGAAACCCGGCGACATCGTTCACTTCGGCGACGGCACAAAGACGCTCGACAACTGCTACGCGAAAGTCATCGATGGCGCGAAAATCTATCGCGTTATTCAGGAGGCTGACGTTGCGTACATCGAGGAATCGCAAGTCGATCTGATTGCTGCTAAGCATTCCGAACTCGCACAAAGTTTCGCGCAAGCGGAATCAGCGGTTTAGCAAAAGTTACATGGCCGCTCCGAGAGGTAACAAATTCGCGTCCCACGACAAACCGTGGACGAACGCATTGCAGCGCGTGCTGAAGCAACTCGAATTGAAAGACAAGGATGGGAAAGTTTCCATTGCTGCTGGCGAAGCATTGCGCGCAATCGCAGAGCAAACCGTGATGCTCGCAATACACGGAGACAAAGACGCGCGGAAAGAAATTGCGGATCGACTCGACGGCAAGCCGAGCGAATTCGTAGACGTGAACCTGCATCGCGATCCGTCGCAGATGACAACCGATGAACTCGCCGCTGAGATCGTTCGAGAACGAGCTGCTGAATCGCGTCAACGCGAAGAACAGCCTTCCAGCGTTCATTGACTACCTGTGCTTAGGCTACAAATTCGCTGCGCATCATTCGCTGCTCATGCGCGAGCTCGAAGCAGTAGAGCGCGGAGAAGTCGATCGGCTCATGGTGCTGATGCCGCCCGGCTCCGCGAAGTCAACGTATGCGAGCGTGCTGTTTCCTCCGTGGTTTCTCGGTCGCAATCAGCAAGCCGCTGTGCTCGGCGTATCGAACACAACGGATTTGGCAGAGCGATTCTCTCGTCGCGTGCGCAACCTGGTCGCGCTCCGTGAGTACCAAAACGTATTTTCAGGGAACGGAATATCGCAGGACTCAGCGGCGGCTGGAAATTGGGAAACGATACTCGGCGGTGAATTCTTTGCTGCCGGCATGGGCAGCGCGATTGCTGGCCGGCGCGCGGACCTGGGCCTCATCGATGATCCCATCAAGACGCGGCAGGAAGCCGACTCCGACCGCATCCGGCAAACGCAGTGGGACTGGTACGTCAACGACTTCCTCACGCGCCTCAAGCCCGGCGCGCGGCAGATCCTCATTCAAACCCGCTGGCATGAGGACGATCTTGGCGGGCGCATCCTCGAGCGCGAAGCAGATCGCTGGCGTGTCGTCAAAATCCCAATGCTCGCAGTCAACGACTCGGACGTCCTCGGACGCAAAGCGGGCGAGCGACTCTGGCCCGAATGGTTCACCGACGAAATGATTGCTACCGCACGCGCCGATACACGAAGCTGGAACGCGCTCTATCAGCAAGAGCCGGTGCCGGACGAGGGCGATTTCTTTCGCAAAGACAACTTCAGCAACTACGAGACCTATCCCGAAGGATTGCACGTCTACTGCGCCTCGGATTTCGCGGTCACTGACGGCGCGGGCGATTTCACCGAGCACGGAGTATTCGGCATCGATCAGCAGGGGAACATGTTCGTGCTCGACTGGTGGCGCGGTCAGGCGGCGAGCGATGTGTGGATCGAGGCGATGTGCGACCTGATCAAGCAATGGCAGCCGCTCGTATGGTTCGGCGAGGCGGGGCCGATTCGCCGCGCTATCGAGCCGTTTCTCGTCAAGCGCATGGCCGAGCGCAAGGCATTCTGTCGCTTGGAGTGGTTGCCGAGCATTCACGACAAGGAGATTCGCGCGCGAGCGATTCAGGCCTTTGCGAGCATCAAGGCGATCATGCTGCCGAAGCATGGTGCAAGCTGGCGCGCGGACGTGGAGAAGCAATTGCTTCAGTTTCCAGCGGGCAAGTACGACGATGCGGTGGACGTGTTCGGGCTGATCGGTCGCGGGCTTGAGCATGTGCAACCGGCGCGTAGACCGAGGCCTCGGCTTGTGGACGATGCGCCCGCAGGCTGGATGTCGTGAGCATGATCGAGTCCATCCTCGAAGCCGTGAACTACTTTGCCACTACCGCATTCGTGCTGCTCGCTGCGATTGGCGGCGCGGTATCGTTCGTATTCAAGGTCAACGCGTTCAAGGTGCCGCTGTGAGCGAGCTCTTCGTGCCGCAATGGGCTGAAGCAGAACTCGGGCGCAAGCCGCTGAACGGCGCACAGCAAGCGCATGAGCAGACGGAACTGGAATTGCTCCGTTCGTTCTACGTCGCGTGGGAAGCGCTGCACGCGGTGCCGAAGGCCGAGAAGCAGGCGGCTGCGGAAACGCTCGTACGCATCTCGCACGCGATCAAGGCGCATCGTGGCTGACGCCAAAGACGCTGTAGAGTTTCTCCGCAAGGCGGTAGACGCGGAGTCCGCTATCCGCACCGAAGGCCTCGCGTGCCTGCAATTCAGCTACGGGGGCGATTGGCAATGGCCCGAGTACGCGATCAACTCGCGCGGCCAGGATCGACCCAAGCTCACGATCAACGAGACGGGCACGTACATCAAGAAAGTCACGAACGCGCAGAGGCAGCAGCGACCGCGCGGGAAAGCCTCGCCGGTCGATAGCTTTGCGGACAAGAAAGTCGCGAAGGTCATAACCGGCATCAGCCGCCACATCGACGTGCAGAGCGATGCGGACAATGCTTACGACACCGCGTTTGAGTTTGCCGCGCGCATCGGGTGGGGATACTGGCGCTTGCGCACCGACTACACCAGCGAGACTTCATTCTCGCAGGACATCTACGTCGACGTGATCGACAACCCGTTCAGCGTGTACTTCGACTTCAATAGCATCCTGCCGGATGGTTCGGACGCAGAGCGCGGACTGATTACCACGCTCATGGCGAAGGAGAACTTCCGCAAGGAATATCCGGGCGCAAACATGCAGTCGTTCGAGGATCGCGGCAG